GCGCACCGGGGATCCTAGGCATTTTTGGTTGCGCAATTCAAGTGTCCTATTTAAAATGGGACAAATAGTGACATTCTTCCAGGAAGTGCCTCATGTAATAGAAGAGGTGATGAACATTGTTCTCATTGCACTGTCTGTACTAGCAGTGCTGAAAGGTCTGTACAATTTTGCAACGTGTGGCCTTGTTGGTTTGGTCACTTTCCTCCTGTTGTGTGGTAGGTCTTGCACAACCAGTCTTTATAAAGGGGTTTATGAGCTTCAGACTCTGGAACTAAACATGGAGACACTCAATATGACCATGCCTCTCTCCTGCACAAAGAACAACAGTCATCATTATATAATGGTGGGCAATGAGACAGGACTAGAACTGACCTTGACCAACACGAGCATTATTAATCACAAATTTTGCAATCTGTCTGATGCCCACAAAAAGAACCTCTATGACCACGCTCTTATGAGCATAATCTCAACTTTCCACTTGTCCATCCCCAACTTCAATCAGTATGAGGCAATGAGCTGCGATTTTAATGGGGGAAAGATTAGTGTGCAGTACAACCTGAGTCACAGCTATGCTGGGGATGCAGCCAACCATTGTGGTACTGTTGCAAATGGTGTGTTACAGACTTTTATGAGGATGGCTTGGGGTGGGAGCTACATTGCTCTTGACTCAGGCCGTGGCAACTGGGACTGTATTATGACTAGTTATCAATATCTGATAATCCAAAATACAACCTGGGAAGATCACTGCCAATTCTCGAGACCATCTCCCATCGGTTATCTCGGGCTCCTCTCACAAAGGACTAGAGATATTTATATTAGTAGAAGATTGCTAGGCACATTCACATGGACACTGTCAGATTCTGAAGGTGAAGACACACCAGGGGGATATTGTCTGACCAGGTGGATGCTAATTGAGGCTGAACTAAAATGCTTCGGGAACACAGCTGTGGCAAAATGTAATGAGAAGCATGATGAGGAATTTTGTGACATGCTGAGGCTGTTTGACTTCAACAAACAAGCCATTCAAAGGTTGAAAGCTGAAGCACAAATGAGCATTCAGTTGATCAACAAAGCAGTAAATGCTTTGATAAATGACCAACTTATAATGAAGAACCATCTACGGGACATCATGGGAATTCCATACTGTAATTACAGCAAGTATTGGTACCTCAACCACACAACTACTGGGAGAACATCACTGCCCAAATGTTGGCTTGTATCAAATGGTTCATACTTGAACGAGACCCACTTTTCTGATGATATTGAACAACAAGCTGACAATATGATCACTGAGATGTTACAGAAGGAGTATATGGAGAGGCAGGGGAAGACACCATTGGGTCTAGTTGACCTCTTTGTGTTCAGCACAAGTTTCTATCTTATTAGCATCTTCCTTCACCTAGTCAAAATACCAACTCATAGGCATATTGTAGGCAAGTCGTGTCCCAAACCTCACAGATTGAATCATATGGGCATTTGTTCCTGTGGACTCTACAAACAGCCTGGTGTGCCTGTGAAATGGAAGAGATGAGACCCTTGTCAGGGCCCCCGTGACCCACCGCCTATTGGCGGTGGGTCACGGGGGCGTCCATTTACAGAACGACTCTAGGTGTCGATGTTCTGAACACCATATCTCTGGGCAGCACTGCTCTCAAAACCGATGTGTTCAGTCCTCCTGACACTGCTGCATCAAACATGATGCAGTCCATTAGTGCACAGTGAGGGGTTATTTCCTCTTTACCGCCTCTTTTCTTCTTTTCAACAACGACACCTGTGTGCATGTGGCATAAGTCTTTATACTGGTCCCAGACTGCATTTTCATACTTCCTGGAATCAGTTTTACTGAGGTCAATATCAATTAGTTTAATGTCTTTTCTTCCTTGTGATTCAAGGAGTTTCCTTATGTCATCGGACCCCTGACAGGTAATGACCATATTCCGGGGGAGTGCATCAATGACAGCACTGGTCAAGCCCGGTTGTGTAGCGAAGAGGTCTGTGACATCAATCCCATGTGAGTACTTAGCATCCTGCTTGAACTGCTTTAAATCAGTAGGTTCACGGAAGAAGTGTATGTAGCAGCCTGAACTTGGTTGATAGAGGGCAATTTCCACTGGATCTTCAGGTCTTCCTTCAATGTCCATCCAGGTCTTAGCATTTGGGTCAAGTTGCAGCATTGCATCCTTGAGGGTCATCAGCTGAGAATAGGTAAGCCCAGCGGTAAACCCTGCCGACTGCAGGGATTTACTGGAATTGTTGCTGTCAGCTTTCTGTGGCTTCCCATCTGATTCCAGATCAACGACAGTGTTTTCCCAGGCCCTTCCTGTTATTGAGGTTCTTGATGCAATATATGGCCATCCATCTCCTGACAAACAAATCTTGTAGAGTATGTTTTCATAAGGATTCCTTTCACCAGGGGTGTCTGAAATGAACATTCCAAGAGCCTTCTTGACCTTTAAAATGGATTTGAGGATACCATCCATTGTCTGAGGTGACACCTTGATTGTCTCCAACATATTGCCACCATCCAGCATGCAAGCTCCTGCCTTCACAGCTGCACCCAAGCTAAAATTATAACCTGAGATATTCAAAGAGCTTTTCTTGGTGTCAATCATATTTAGGATGGGATGACTTTGAGTCAGCCTGTCTAAGTCTGAAGTGTTGGGATACTTTGCTGTGTAGATCAAACCCAAATCTGTCAATGCTTGTACTGCATCATTCAAGTCAACCTGCCCCTGTTTTGTCAGACATGCCAGTGTCAGACTTGGCATGGTCCCGAACTGATTACTGAGCAACTCTGCATTTTTCACATCCCAAACTCTCACCACTCCATCTCTCCCAGCCCGAGCCCCTTGATTACCACCACTCATTCCTATCATATTCAGGAGAGCTCTTCTTTGGTCAAGTTGCTGTGAGCTTAGGTTGCCCATATAGACACCTGCACTTAATGGCCTTTCTGTTCTGATCACCTTTGACTTTAACTTCTCTAGATCAGCGGCTAAGATTAATAAGTCATCTGAGGTTAGAGTCCCAACTCTCAGTATACTCTTTTGTTGAGTTGATTTTAATTCAACAAGATTGTTGACCGCTTGATTTAGGTCCCTCAACCGTTTCAAATCATTGTCATCCCTTCTCTCCTTGCGCATCAACCGTTGAACATTACTGACTTCGGAGAAGTCAAGTCCATGTAAAAGAGCCTGGGCATCTTTCACCACCTGTAGTTTGATGTTGGAGCAGTAACCAGATAATTCCCTCCTCAAAGATTGTGTCCACAAAAAGGATTTTATTTCCTTTGAGGCACTCATCGCCAGATTGTTGTGTTGTATGCACACAACAAAGAACTGAGACTATCTGCCAAAATGACAAAAGCAAAGCGCAATCCAATAGCCTAGGATCCACTGTGCG